CCGTACTTAGCAGAAGCTAAGCCAATAACAGCAACTGCACCAGCACCAGTACCACCTGCAACAGTGGCGGTTGCCTTAACAAATCGCTTTAGGCTGGTTACATTAACAGTAATCTTTTGCAGCGAAGCAGTGTTAGCGGTAGTGGTGGTAAACGCACCGCCGGTTACATCAGTGTAGGTGCCGCCAGATGTATCTGATTCGGTTAGCTTTACCGCGTAGGTAATGCTAGCGCCGCCAGCTTCAGCATCAAGCAGCACTGCCATGTCGCCTTCATAGCCCAGCAAATCAATTGCTGAACCAGTGGCGGTAGCAGCTACTACATCGTTGCGCAGGAGGCCCAAGATCGTAGTCTTGGTGCCAAGGTTGTGAATAGTCATGGTTTAGGCTTCCGTTTGGGAGTGGATGGGATAGAGCAAATGGGCGGAATAGGGTCAGATAAAATGGCTTTACCAATGCCAATCAGGAGTTTGGCGTCGGTCAGGGATGCTTCAACAACATCCCCAACACGAACAACCTGGCCTGCCAACATTGTTTGCCGTAAGACCTTAATAAACATAATCAGAGTGTGTTGTTGCCACGGCTGAATGATTCAGGGTGACGCACCGCAATGTCACAATCTTGCATCGCTACAACACGCACAGTACCAGAAGTGCTATGTGTGTAAGGGTCAACCATCAAATCCAAACCAGAGAAGTAGCCAATGATTAAGTCGGCAAAGTTGCCAAACCACAAATCATTAGATGCGACTTGGTTAGACAAGATGCCGCGATAGCCGTTAACTAAATCGCCTTCCATCACAAACAAACCTGAACCAGTGTCCTTGGCCTTAGTCTTCAGAGCGCCGCGCATAGCAGCATTCATCAAATACACAGGGCTGCCGGTCAATGCATTAGCGCCTGCTACATCGCTTTCTAGTGCTACCACTTCAGCAAATGTAGGGGTGTCAGCAGCAAAATCCTCAGTGCCAACGCCAGTTGTTAGCTTGAGGCCTAATGGCTCGCTGCTATTGCCGGTGCCATAAAGGCCAGCAACGTCAATCTTGAGTGCCAATACACGGGCAAGATCATTGCGTACCATGTTCTCAACGTCGATGCTGGATTGCAGCATCAGGCGGCGGCTGTAATCAGTAAAGGCGGCAACGGTGCGTGGTGTCAGGCTTACTTGATCAACCGTTTGCTGGCTTTCAGTAGGTGCGCCAGACTCAGCTACCCAATAAGCAGTAGCAGCGCCAGATTGGCGAGGAATTGCAACGTTACCAACCAAACCGGTTAGCACAGTAGCGCCTGCTTGGTCTAGTGCGGATGCGTTACGCAGCAAGTCAATAAAGCTGCCAGCATCCAAATCAGTAGCAACTAAGTTACCACCAGCAGATGCAGTGCCTACAGACAAATCACGGCGCAGTACATCTTGGGGAATTGTGATACCACGTGATTGACGGCCCAATTTGGCAGCCGCAGCATCAGATGCTTCAATCTCAAATGCAGCCGATTCACGCGCAGCGCGGTCGGTTGGATTTGCTAAATAGTTGATGGCACGCAAAAACGAAAAGCTGCGGCTTTCCTTTTCGCTCATGCCGATGTCGGCAACGCTCATAGTCACAGGCTCCTGATAGGTGTTTATTTTGTCTAGAACAGCAGCACGTGCCTCGTCGATTGAACGACCAGATTCGATTAGCTGTTGGCCGAGGTCGGCCATCCCATGCTTAGTGCATAGAGAATTGATACTGGAGATGCGTGAGCGTTCGGCCTCAACGGCTTCGGCCCGCACCACGGCCAGATCTGGAGTGGCGGATTCCATGTTAGGAAGGGGTTCTGGGGTTGGTGCTGCCGGAGCAGCGGGGTTAGTCAATAGCAAGGATCTTCCGATCCCTACTGTTTTGTCAGCCGGTATAGAAACCATTGAGATTTCATACGGGCTCCATGCAGTGGCAACAAAGTTGCCGCTGCCGCGCTCTTCCATCTTATCGATGGAATAGCCAAAGGAAACATTCCGTAGAATGCCGTCCTTTACATCGGCCAAAACTTCTTGCGCAAATTCATTCTTACTAAACCTGACACGGGCATATCCACGTTTTAGCTTCTCATCAATCCTTGCCGTTTCTACAACACCAATCACGCGGTCAACATCATGGTTAAACAGCAGCGGCGCGCCATCATTCAAACGGCTTAGGTCTGCTGCTTTTGTTTTGTGGCTTAACACTTCATTGCCAAAATATCTAGCGACTGGATTCTCAGAACTAAACGGGAATTCATAGGTGCGGTCGTCCATCTCAGCAAATGCCGTCATCTCTGCGCGTTGGAACTTGCGGCCTTCCATCGCGCGTAATGCTGCAATCTTCGTAAACGTAGAAAACTTGTGGCCAACCAATGTCTCTGTCGCTTCCCAGCCATCTTCACCTTCGGAATAAATCCTAATTAATGCCGCTGGGTCTTCAGGTGTTCCTTCAATAGTAAATTCACTCCCAGGCACATTGATGCTGCCTTCGCGTTCTATGCTTTCAATCTTGCCTTTTGCGGTGCCGCCGCTTGAATCCCACTGCACGAAATCACCATCTTGCAATCCGTCTGGTTCGGCGCGGTTAGTTTGCATGAGCGTTCTATCTTGTATCTCTTTAATTCTACTGCCCTTTGCGTTAGACCAACTCTGCCCCGCATCCCCGCCCCATGCAGCCCATGCAACACGCCCGGGCGATGGGTAGCCATCTTCGCCTGGGTTGAAGCCTTCGCCTTGCTTATCTACTTCATGCCTGGCAAACCATGCCGACATCGCTATGACTGTGGCAGGGCTAAGCTCCTCACCGCTTAAAATTTGGCTGGCACGGCTGGCAGCAACCTCAGTACCGCCTGCATTGCCTTCAGCTTTCCACGCCCGGTAGCGCTCGGCCTCTTCCCTCATGCCTTCAGTGGGCATAAGGTCTACCTCTTCGCCGTTAATATTCGCCATCTGTTTCAGCCTCCTCCTCGCCTCCCTCTGCTAGTGACGGAGGCTCAGTGTTGCCGAAGGTGTCAATGGTTCCGGTTGGTCTAGCCTGAACCAAACCAGCGGCGCTTACTTCGCTTGGGTCGGTATCGGTGACAATGTTCATCTCATCAAGCATTGCAAGCTCAGCCTGGCGTGCGATTAATACATCATCCAAATCGCCGCCTTGTTCTGTTACCACTTGGCGTAATGTTTTGAATCCACACCTAACCGCGTCTTTATATGCACTAACTTCTTTTTGTGGGTCCACCCATTCCCAACTCCTCGGCACCCATTTGCTGGCGGCATAACGCGCGGGATTTGTTTCATAAGCCGGTAGGTTTAGCTCACCACTTAACACTGCCATCTCAAGCCATTTATCAAATACTTGCTGATGGAAATTTTCTATAAAGTAGCGCTGCAATACTCGGTAAGTATCACGCTCTTCAAGCAGGCTTAGCCTGCTGCTGCTGTAATTAGATTCAGAAAAGTTTTTGCTAATGCTTTCAAAGCTAACGCCAACGCCAGCCGCTACAGCACGCAGCATTGACCGGGTGAACGGTTCTAGTTGCCCGTCAGGTGCGTTAAGGTCTGGCACGTTGACAGATTCGCCTGGCTGCAAATACTTAAATACACCTGGGGTAAATTCACTTACGCGTTCATTATCATAAACTTCATCACCTATCAGCTCGCCTTCGGGGCTTGATATAAAGCCCATCAATGCGCTGCTAGCTCTTGCCCGTACAACCTCAGCTTCCTCGTACCCTTGCAACATGTGCATACGCATTAACGCAGATGCAAACCACGTAACGCCACGGGTTTGGCCTGGGCGTTCTGGCAAAAACAAATGTATTATTTCTTCTGCTGGTATGCGTATCTTCTTGCCATTAGTGCGAGTATTGCCGGCATAGGTATCGCCTGGGTGGTTTGCGTAGAAGTGATACGCTTGCGGCCTTAGGTAACTATTAACTTCAATACCCATCCGCACAATATTTCCTTCTGCCGGTTGTGGTACTTCATCATCAACCAGATAGTCAGATTCCAGCACCTGCAATGCAAATGGAATTTTGCTATCGCCAAATGGCTGACGAATCATCCTAATAAATACCTCTCCACTTTCAGCAAGACTTCTGCATATCAAACGCTCAAGGTCATGGAAACCTAAAATGCCGCTTACATCACAGCGGTTTTTATTGCTCCAGTATTCCCATGCCTCGTGAATCTGCCCGTTAATTGTTTGGTCTAACTTGTCGCCCCCTTGCATCCTTACTTGGCCTTGGTGCTTGATGCCGTGGCCGATAACGTTGTTTTGTATTACGCGCAATGCTTGCCTTGCATAATCATTATCGCGGCACAACTGCCTAGCGCGATTGCGTAATGCCTTGAAGCTAGATTTGATTTCACTATCAGCGCTGGTTCCGCTGGTAATCCAATCTGCGGTAAGCCTGCTCATCCTTGCGCCTTGGTATGCGCGCTGCTGCGGTTTACGTATTGGCTCAAACCCAAACTTTTTAAATAGCTCTGTGCGTAATCCCATCAGAACCTCACGAATAAATTGTGGGGATTACCCAAGCCATTAGCAATAAGCTGCGCCTTTTGCTCGCGTTTTACTTCGGCTTTCAATCTGCTTTCACGTTCCATAAGTTCGCTAAGGTCCAGCTTAGTAAATGCTCGGTTGCCGATACTATATTGCTTAGCACCGCCAGCAACAATAGCCCGTATCGCCGTTTGTACTGCTGTTAGGTCGGTTTCTGCTTGCGTCCGGCCATCAAGAGCGCCTGGGCTACCGGTATAACTCAGCGCCTTCAGCACCTCAAGTTGGCCTGCGCCTAGCGTTACCTTCTCGGTGCTATAAGTCGCAACCGCTTGCCAGTACCAATCGCCTGCATCAAAGCCAGCGCTGGTAGCAGCAGATATTGTAAACTCCCATCCTGTGCCGTAAGCAGTGCCAACAACCGTGGCGCCTTCAGAGGCGGTGTTTGTCCGCAAGAAATAAGTCAGCGTCCATGTGTCGCTGCTAATGGTGTTGCCTAAATTATCAACGCCAGCATCATCCCGCCACTTAATAGTGTCGCCTGCCCTGATTTGTGCTGGGATTTTCACGGCTTACCAGTTGTTAGTAAAGGCAGATGCAGGTGCTTCCTTCTTAGATCTTAGCGGCGCCGGCCTGCCTTGTTTCAATAGCTGGTCCCACATCGTCGCGCGGTTATAGCGGCGGTAGCAAAGCTGTAATGCCGCATAAGCATACACTGCACAATCCAGCGCTTCGTTTCGCTCGCTTGCTTTCTTGACCCATTCCCGAACCGGAAACCCTTTCACGTATCTTAACGATTGCTTCTCTGCTGTTAACTGCCGGTAATACTCCTCATCTGCTGCTAATCCGAAATGTAATTTAGATTCTTCATGCTTAAGTCTGCCAAATAAAGTTGTTTTGATAGTATCGCTGCCAACAATAAACAACGCCACACCACGTTTTATAATCCTTCCCTTCCAGTTCACATCGACCTTTGAGCCCTTACCAACGGCTGGGCCGTTGCGTTTGCTGCTGCCTTTAATTACTACCGCTCCTTGCCGCGCCCGCTCGCGTGCGTAGTTATACGATTCATGCGTGCAGTGGCCGCCAGAATCAATTGCCATCTGGCTGATTTTTAATTCACTGCCGCTAGCTTTTGCCCAGCCAGTATCAAGCACATGGTCAAGCTGGCCCCATACCTCAGGCTGCGTAGGGTCCCCGAATAATTCTTGATGCCATATCAGCCACCCTTCCTCCTCGCGGCCCCATCCCCAGACGCTGACCGCTAAGCGGTTGTCTTGCACGTCAACGCCAGAGGTGAGCAACAGCACCCCATCTGGGCATACGCCAGGCTCGTAATCCTCGCGCTTAGCAAATAACCCATCAGCACTAACCTTGCTTGCGTAGTCTTCCTCCCACGTCTCAGCCAGCCTTGTATTGACAAAGCTTTTCAGCATTGGCGCATCACTCTTAGCGCGTAAGAAATCATCAACCAATTGCTCCCAGCTAAGCCATCCAAGTGGGCTATACAAACCGCTCAAATGGAAGCCCGCAGTTTTGCCATTGCTAGGTGCCGTTGCACGCCATTCACCAGCCAGCAGCATCTGTGGTTTATGGCGCTCCTCAATCTTGCTGCCGCATTTCTCACACTCATACCGCGCTGTCTCTGGTTTCAAATCATCCCACTTCAACCGTGACCATTGCAGCCATTGCATCTCGCCGCAATCTGGACACGGCACATAATATCTACGCTGGTCGCTGCGTTGATATTCAGCTTCAATACGGCTGAAATCTTTTACCGTTGGTGTTGAGGTAAGCAGAATCTTACGTCTCGCAAATGTTGTGGTCCTGCGTTCTGCTAGTGCTACCGGGTCGCCCTCGCCATCAACATCACTAGGGAACGCATCAATCTCATCCATAAATAAATAACGACACGGCGCTGACCTCAACCCCGTAGCACTATTAGCACCAGTAAGCAGCATGATGCCGCCTGGAAATTCTTTACTAAACATTGTGTTGCCGCTATCTCTACTGCGAGCCGGTGCAATCTTTTCAGCTAATACCGGTGTCTCAGCAATCATGCTTTCAAGCCGTTGCTTACTCAGCCGCTTCGCCATCTCGACCGTGGGCTGTACACATAACATCGGCCCGGCCGCATGTTCAATCACATAGCCCAGCCAGTTCATGCCCGCTTCAGTCTTGCCCGTCTGCGCTGCAAATTGCAGCACCACCCGTTGCACCAAGCTGCTAGTGCTAAGGCAATCCATTGGTTCCTGCAAGTACGGTGCCCGGCTAGTACGCCACGGGCCAGGCTCAGCGCTCGCTTTGCTGCTTAGCTTGCGGTGCATATCCGCCCATTGGCTAACCGTCAGTGGTTGTTCTGGTCTTAATCCTTCAAGGAATCCATCACGCCATGCGTTATCCATTTGTTAACTCCATCAATGCTGCCCGGTGCTCATCTGTTAAAAGTTGGTGAATCCTAGTAGCGTCAACCTCACCCGCTAACTGGTGGCTTAACCGATCCGCTAAATTTGATAGCGACTCCCTTACGCTACGCCCCATTTGATACGCCTGCTTCTTCACCTCATCTGCTGCAATAAGCTCCTTTCGTTGTTGTGCTACCTGTAATTTTGCTAGCTCCGCTTGATAATGTTCACGCCTTGCCCTGCTTTCATTTAGGTCTGGTATCGCATCTTCAGGTAATGCCTTAATTGCAGCTTTTAATTGCACCGGGTCTGCATCTGGTGTCTTTGAGCAATGGGTTTTTAATGTATTTTTGCGCCATAGATCCAATGCCATATCACGATCCAGCCA